CCGTTTCATAATGCGGCCCCCTCAACTCCCCCGGAAGGTGAGCTTTTATCGTTGCGTGACTTCAAGCCCTCCCTTCGGGGGAGGGTTGGGAGGGGCTGCTGGTCGTTCATTCTTTTTGTCCGGTGTATGGCTTTCTTCACCCGCCGCAGGTCGAACCCGCAGGGCTCGGCGTCGCGGATGACGGCGTCGATGGAGCGGCGGTCGGTCAGGCCGTTGGCCGTGCAGATGGCATAGACGTCATTGGCCGTGGTGTCTTCCAGCTCGAAGAACTTGCGGCCCATGCGGCTGTAGAACTCCTTGTAGCCAGGCTTCTGGTAGCGCAGGCCGCAGGCGATGCGCTTCTTGATATAGTCCGTCGAGAGGAACACCACGCCGCAGCGGTCTTCCAGCTTGTTGTAAAGGCTGATAAAGTAGTGGAACACGGGTTCGGTCAGCTTGTCGGCCTCGTCAAAGATGAGCAGCGGGGCGTCCATCTGCACCAGGTCGTCCAGGATGAGCTCCCACACCTGGCGGATGTTGCAGCCCTCGGTGCGGATACCCACCGTGCGGGCTATCTCACGCACGAAGTCGCCGCGCTTCATGTCTTCGGAGCAGAGGATGTAGAACACTTCGCGGTGTTCCGTGGCGTAGAGGCGCGCCGTGGTGGTCTTCCCGCATCCAGCCTCGCCGACCACCCACGTCACGTTGCGCCACTGCTGGGCGTCATCCAGCGCATAGGTGATTTCCTGCCAGGCTCCGGTGTGCACGATTTGCCAGGCGGTCTCCATGCGCAGCCCGCCCACCTGGGCGGCGATGTTGCGGAACATCTCGTCGCTGATGTTGTCATACTTCCCATTGAGGATGTTGCTGATAGTTCCGGCACTTGTGCCCTTCAGGCTGCCGGCTGCCTTGTTCTGTGATGGGTAACGCTCCACGTAGCGGGCCAGCTGTTCGCGGATGCTGTCTTTTTCTTCTTGTCTCATAGTCTTATTTCTTTAATTCTTCATTCATCATTCTTAATTTTCTCAGAGTTTCCCCGCCACCTTCCGTTGGTCGAAGTGGATTTGGCCGTCGAGTTGGTCGAGGGTGAGGTTGCTCGTTTCCTTGGTCATGCGCCCCACGGTGAACACGTCCGGGTCTTGGCTGTATCGCTTGGTGCGCTTTTCTATCTGCCTTTGCATGGCGGCCGTGCCTCCCTTCAGTTTCGGAGTGCGCAGGCCGTTCTGTTCGGGGGCTGTGCCGTGGGCGTACTCGATGAGCCTGGCGGCCACCTGACGCTCCACGCGGTCTTGCTGCGATGCTTCCTGTTCCTGGCGGATGAAGGCGGCCTCGCCTTCCGTCTGGTCTTGAATGGCGCGGTGCACCTGCCGGTAGGGTTCGGCCACGGCAGAGAAGCGGAGGCCTCCGGCACGGTCTTTCCAGTAGAGCCGCACGCTGCGCAGGTCATAGGGGTCATAGGCGATGTAGAACCGGCGCAGGGTGTTCTGCCGCCGCCACTCATGGTCGGGCACACCCGGCGCGGAGTAGACCTCGTAGGGCAACTTCTTGCCTTTGAGGGTGAGCGTGATGCCTGAGGCGGTAAACGTCACTGCGTGCTCGGTCATGAGCCAGAACATGTCCACCATGTCGTCCACTGTCACCGTGTCGGTCTCCTCGTTCACGCTCTGCTCGTACATCTCGATGCGGGGGACGCCCGTGGCGGGGTGCGGGGCTTCGTTCCAGGCCCGGCGTGCTTCGGCATAGAATTCCTTCAGTTCGGCCAGCGTGGGCAGGCTGTCCTTGTTTTCGGCGGAGAACTCCAGGTTGGCGTGGCTGGTAGCTTTCTTGGTTGTGATGTTCATACCGGTGAAGCCCCAGCGTTTGCTCAGTTCCTGCTGCTGGAAGCGGCAGAAGATGTTCTCGATGGTCTTCGACTGTCCGTTGTAGGGGGCTGTCGGGCGATGGATGTGGCATATCTTGTCGAGGAAGCTCTTTTCTTCTTCCCCGTCTTTCTTCGCCTTCTTTTTCCTGTCGCCGGAGAGTTTCTGGTGTCCGCCCTGGTTGTCGTGCACGATTTCATAAGGCTTGTGCCCGCTGGTCTGGATGGCCATGCGGTAGGCGTGGTATTGCGCCTCGTAGTCCTCGTGGTCGCTGATGTGGTAGCCCAGCAGCACTTCGCTGTATGCGTCCACCACTTCGTAGACCATCGTCGTGCGCACCTTGCCCTGTTCGTCCATGTAGTAGAGGTTGAGCTTCGTGCCGTCGCCATACCATAGGGAGTCGCGCCGTCCGGGCAGTTCTGTGCGGTGCTTGCGGTTGAAGAGCTGGCGTGAGGCCAGTTCGCCGTGCACGGCGTCAAACCACAAGGGCTTCACCTCCGGACGGTTCAGCCACATCACCATGCTGCGGATGCTCTTCAACGGCTTCCAGCCCCGGAAGGGTGCCACTTGGTTGAAAGCCTCGAACAGGCGGGCGTCGGTGTAGACCGGCGTGCGGCTCCGCTTGTGGGCGATGAGCCACTCGCCCGCCTCCTGCGTGATTTTCACGGCCGTCACGTTGCCCACCTTGCCCGAGATAAGCGCGGCATAGCCGTCGCGGCGGAAGTCACGTATCTTCGCCTTCAGCCGGGACAGGTTGGCCGGGAGCGTGTGGCCGTATTCCTCGCGGTATTGCTCCGACTCGGCCAGCAGAATGTCCCACAGGTCGGTGCGCCGGTTGTTCAGGGCGCGGGCCTTGGCGGCGCGCCGGTCCATGTCGGCGATGAGCCGCCCCAGCACCGAGGCGTTCAGCGTGTATTCAGTCTTCAGCTTGTCGCTCAGGCTGGTCTCCATACCGCCCATCTCGTAGCGGTAGTCCTCATAGAATGTCCGGGCGGCTTCGTCTGTCTTGATGCGTGTTTTCATTTGCAGTTCTTGCTGTTTCAGGATTTCCGCCGGGTCGCCCTTCAGGGCTTCGAACCGGGCACGGTACTTCTCCGGAAGCGAGGAATAGACTATCAACGCGCGGTTGCCTTCGCCGCCACCACGGTGGACGACCCGCAGCTGCTTGCGAGCCTGTAAAGACCTGAAAGTCCCATCCTTAATTATTGGGTCATTTCCATAGGTCAGCTCTTCACGCGTCACACATATTACATTATCACGATATTCCATAGTTCCGGATATTCCAATTTTACAACGAATCCATCGGTACACGCCTTATGAGCCGCACCGCATTGCCGAGGTTCAGAATGGCTGCGAATACAGCCCACAGAGGACTGCCATCGCCCATCATTATGACCAGGCAGAAGCTGACAAGGAAATAGGCCACCACGGCGCGTTGCTTCCACGTCAGGCTGCGCCACCATGCCAGCTGCTCAGACAGCAGCATCCACACGTCCCGCTTCATGGCTGTCTTCTGTTTTGGGTTTCGACTCACGTTCGATGCCGCCACGCTCGATGGCCAGCTTCCGGATGGCGCGTGCCAGCCGGCTGTTTTTCCGGTAAGCCAGCGAGTAGCTCACCATGGCGTTCGTGCAGCCCATCAGTCGGGCCAGTTTCTTCACTTCGCCGTGTTCCACCATGATTCTTTTCATACTGTTTTATCTGTGTTTAATCGGTTATTAATCGTTGTTCAAAAAGCACTATCCCTATTCATCCCGAACCGGGATAGTTTTGCTACATTTGTAGCTCCTAATAATCAAAACTTTATTTGCCAATTAGCATTGCTTATACTTGTCAGTCTTGTTGTGCCAGTATTGCCAGATCTGTGTTGCCCGACTCCAGCACTTCATAGAGCCGGGTTCCTCGGTTGAGTTCCTCGCATAGCACCCGCAGTGTTTCCTCACACACACAGGAGAGGTTTTCCATCGCGCGGCAGGCGTCCGAATCCTCCCGCTCCTGGGCTGTCATGCACTTGTCGGCAAACTGCAGCGTCTGGTCGGCAACAGTCTGGGCTATGGTGACCGAGTTTATCAGCTTGGACACCTTCAGGCGGTATTGCTGTTCTGCCCATTTCTTCAAGTTCTGTTCTTTCATATTGCTTGGTTTGATTGGTTATGCTTGTGGGTGGTCCCGGATTCGAACCGGGGACAATATCGCCTGAATGACCAGTTTCGAGTGTTCTACCTGACTGAACTAACCACCCTGCGCCCGTCTGTTCCGGGCCGCCAGTTATCCGGACATCTTTTTGCCCTAATGTTTTTTAATCCACTTCCGTCGGTGTGCCTAATGCCCTCGCCCTGATGGCTTCAAACACCCGCAGGTTCAGGGCCAGCATGGCGGTGTAGTCTTCATCCCGCAGACACTCTCTCCGGTCGGCATTTCCCTTCATGTCCTGCATCACGTCGACGAGGGCATCATTTAGCGCGTCCAGCTTGGCCACGTCCACTTTGTTCAATAGACTGTCTTTCATAATGTGTATGTGTTTAATTGATTTCAATGTCGATTATGTCCAGTATGTTGCCTGTCCTCATGCTGTTAATGGATAGCTTGGCCTGCGCCACGCCGTTGTCCTTCATCCACTGCCTTGCCCGGTTGATGGCGGCCTGTTTATTGCTCCCATCCGGGATGAATGCGCCTAAATCGTTGTAGGAGTCATCTAATAGTTCAAACCAATAACGTCTCATGTTTCTTTTCTTTTTAATTGTTAATAATCGCGTCTTTTGCTATCTTTGGCGCGGTGTTAATCTTTTAACACGTTGCAAATATAGTGATAATTTTCAACCATCGTATTAAAAGCGGTGATAATTTTCATTTGTATGGGAAATATTTTATCTCGAATTCAAGAAATAGCCTCGAATGAGGGGCTAACAATTGGTGCGATGGAGCGTTCCATTGGCGCAAGTAAAGGCGTACTATCGCGTGCTATTAATAATGGTACAGACATTCAAGCAAAGTGGCTTAATACGATAGTTGAAAATTATCCCCAATATTCAGCGGAATGGTTATTGACAGGTAAAGGAGATATGCTTAAACCACTTATCAAAACAACCTCTTCCAGTGCTATTCATTCTGCTCCTGAAGACAGCCTTGAAGGTATTCCACTTATTCCTCTTAGTGCAATGGCAGGAGCATTTACAGGTGATACGACAGTGTTGAATTATGAGTGCGAACGCTATATAATACCAGATTTTCAAGGGGCTGATTTCCTTATACGTATCAAAGGAGATTCTATGCAACCGACATACTACGCCGGTGACCTTGTCGCTTGTCAACGCGTCCCCCTGAATGATTTATTCTTTCAGTGGAATAAGACCTATATCCTTGACACAACACAGGGGCCACTCATCAAACGCATAAAAAGAGGGTCGGATGACAATCACATTCTTATTGTGTCAGATAATCCCAACTATGAACCCTTTGAGCTTTCTAAAGACCAGTTCCATGGAGTTGCATTGGTACGTGGACTTATACGTCTTGAATGATGTGCAATCAGGAGTACAGGTACAATTTTGGAAAAGGCTTATATTATAGGTACATACTTAAAAATAGGAGGGTGCGAAAAAGGAAATATCGGCTTTTTCCCCTGCCAAATCCGCAAAAACACCCCGAAAAGTAAGGGGTAAATGGAAACATGTATCCTCGAATCAAAAAAAAATGAAGGGAAAATGCATACCCAAATGCATACCCTTTCGACACGTTTCGTTTTTGCAAATACTAAAATGCATACCCAAACGCATACCTAAATGCATACCCAACACCTTAAATCCACCGTTTTAAGGCGTTCAAAGCCTCGTGCTAAAAGCCGGACACAAAAAAAGCCGCTCGAAAAGCGGCTAATTAGTGTTTAAACACCGTATAAACAACGTTCTAAGTAGTTTTTCGGCTACAAATAAGGTGCGACTGGATAATCATTGCCCGTTTGGTCATCTTGCAGCCTCCATCCGTCAGCCCGGCATGGAGTAGAGCAGCCTTGCTGATGCCCACATCCTGCGCCGTCAACACGTCATAGATGGCCGAAATGCTGCCAAAATAATAGTTCTTCTTCTCGTAAATCAGATGCACATGAATCACTTTTACTGCCATAGCTCAATGTCTGTTATTTGGTTCGTTTTCACCTGCAAACATACCAAATAACCGTTATATGGAACATTTAGTATAAACAGAAAAAGAAAAGCCGGGAAACAGCAATGCCAAATCTCCCGGCCACAATCAAGCCCGCACAGCCTCCTTTCAGCTCGCAGCCCTATCTTTCATCGTTCGCCCTCATACAGCCCCGCACAGGGCAGAAATCACCCCTCAGCCGGCCTCATTCGCCCCGCCCGTCACGCCGATGTAAAGCAAACCGTTCAAAACCGTTCAAAAACCCGCCCGGATGTAAAGCCCATGCAAAGCAATGTCGCATTTCGTTTTTCCACGCCTCACCACGCCCTCCACCCCTTAACTCGCTGTGAAGCAAAGCAAAACATCATCGCCGCGCCCGTCCAAGTTGTGTGCGTTTCGTTTTGCTGCCCCTAGAGGACAAGAAGACCAGGCATCGTAATAAACCCAACCGTATGAGTGATGCCGAGA